CGAGAAATGGATGAGACCTCTCTTGACATTTTTAAGATCTAAATACTGTCATGTTTGTAAAAACAGTGGTTCCCGCTGTATAGGGAATAAATACACCATTATCAAACAAAACACCTTCACCTGGTATTGTTACATCTCTTTCAGCTGTTGCACTAGCAACGGTTCCAAGCTGCAATAAAGTGGTGCCGCTTTCTCCAGCATCCGCACTGTCTCTAAAAGATACAATGCCTCCTGTTGCTGAATTAACAATAAAAGCACCTTTGAGTCTAGTTCTGCCAGCAAAGACTACAGCAATAGCCGAAGTATTAAAGCCAGCAGTCATGGTTCCGCTTGTACCATCGGTAAATGCAATTTCTGTAACCGTTAAAAAATGTTTTGTACTAGTCACAGTACTATTGTTAGGACCAGTTAAACTTTCTGTTAAAGCATCCCCGTTTGCATCGGTACCAGTAATAGTAAAAGTTTTGTCTGCTAAGTTAGCCGCTGAAGCTAATGTAATTTGCCTAGCTGAATTTAAAGTAGCAACTCCGCCACTGGCCTTTGCACCATTAATCGTTAAAGTACCTGCGGTTGCTCCTGAAGTTTGAGATGCACAAATTCCATCTGCATCTAAAGCATCAGTATCTGCTTCGATAAATACTGCTTTAACATCTGAGCCTGTTATTCTGCCGTATGACATGATTCAGCCTCCTTACAGTTCGTTATTAGCTGTTCTTTCTTTACCTACTGTAATGTAATCAACAGTTAAAACTTTAGCTACTGCTTCACCGTTTTGAATACCAAAAGAAATTGTTAATTCTTCGTCATCGGGTGCATTAGTAGCAACTACAGTTCCTACTTCTACATTATCTTGATAAACATGGAATTTCTGATCTTTAGGATCCCATACCCAGGCCAAAGTTACAAAAGTATCATCGCTAAGGTCGTTAAGAGCTAGTGTAGATTGTGTACTGTCTTTTTCCACTATAAAAGAAGGAGTAGCATCTCCATCGGCTAAAAGGAAGAAAATACCATCGGTTACATCTAGTGGGCTTGTATCGGTGATTTGTAATCCCATAACAACATCTGAATTGTCAGCATCTGAAGTTTTGAACCTAGCTTTGAAAAACATTTGCTTGTTCTTTTCCCATTTGAAGGATTCAATAACTCCGCCTGAACCGCCAGCCCATTGTAAAAAGTCGCTATCGTCATTAGCAGCATCGTTAGTGATTACTAACAAACCACCATCACCGCTACCTAATGCTTCGGTAGCACTTCCTGCTCCAGCTTCAACGGTTGTAATAACCCAGTCGGATGCAGTGTATTTGTCAAAATCATCATGATAAATATGATATTTTGTTGGATCTAATTGTTTGATCTTACCTAATGAACCAGTTGCGGAAACATTGGTAACACCTGAAGTAAAGTGTGTGCTCATAATAAACAGTCCTCCATAAAATATGACCAGCAAACAGCACCATGCTATTTGCCATTTATTATGTGGTTTAGTATATCAGATTTTTAATTTACGCAACAAAAAAGGGGCCCGCAGGCCCCTTCACTTTCAATGAAAGATTTTATGCACCTTGTGAACCGTAGATACCTCTCCAGTTTGAGAACCCAAATGAGTATCTCTCTCTAGCTTTGTATCGTAAGTTTCCTGTTGAAAACTCAGGCTCCATTGATGTTTCCATAGCTGTTCTTTGGAACATCTTGAGACCTTCACCTTGCTCTGTAATAGAGGTTAGTAAGAAGAAGGCATCAGGATCTGAAAGATAATGGTTAACAACATAACCACCAGGTAACACTCCTGTGTTTCTGATAGCGTTGACATCATTATCAGCAGTTCCTGATCTTAGAGGTGAATTTAAAATTCTGTCAGCAACAAAAGTTAATTGTGGTGGAACCACAAGTTTTGTAGCTTGTACAGAGATTGTAAGACCTCTATCGTCTTGGAAAGTTGATATATCAATTAATGCATCCTCTAATGAAGTTTCATTAAGGTCGGCCATGGTTGTTGCACGGTTAGCACCTGTTCCACCACCAGCTAGTGGGTGATCAGTTGCAATTAGTGATTTACCATCACCTCCAGCAAAGCTGGATGAAAATGCGTTATTGAGTACATCGGCACCTTTGATTTCTTTGGTGTGAGCCATTGATTTTGCAAGTGCTTGTGTATATCTACGTCCTAAGGAATCATATAAATTATCTTCGATTGCTTCTTCTGTTAGAGCAAATGCTAATGCAATTGTCTCCATGTTGTAACGAGAAACGTAACTCTCTGAAGAGTTATCAAAGACAACACCTTGTCCTTCAGTCTTAGACGGTGCTGCACCAAAGCCTGTTACAAGAACTTCTTCTTCAAAAGCTCTTTGTGAATCTTCGATTGCAAAAATTTCCTCATACTCTTTTGAGTATTGGTCATAAGATAAACCGAAAATTGCGTTTAGACCTGGTTCTAGTTCTTTAGCTAATTGTGCTCTTGAAATTGCCATTATGCTAATCCTCCTGAGCCTTCGCCCATGATGTGATTCTGTATAACACAAAGCACGTTAGTGTTTGCACTTGATACATCATCGTTGTCAGGATCTTGTGAAATGTCAATAGCCTTAAGAGGTAATGTATTGGTTGTTGCACCAGTAGTTACATCTAACTCAAGGTTTGAAGTTCCACTTTTAGTATCGCCAGTTGTTGCATTATCAACAATGTCAAAGTTTCCAAACAAGTCTGCAATTGGAAAAGCTGCATCAGCTTGTACTGAAAAGACAACATTTCTGTCGTCAACGACAAAAGCAATAATGTCATCGGCAGCGATGCTACCTGGATAATAATTACTAAATACCTGCTCGCCTGAGGTTGGATCAGTATATTGGCATCCGTTGAATACACCAACAATTGCAGCTGTATCTGCTGCAGCATGTCGTCCTACCACACCACCAGTGAGTTGTTTACACAAATCACCTTGGAAGATAGCACCACTTTGATTGTTAGCAATTCTATAACGAGATTGTCCGCCACTATATGGAGATCCACCCATCATGCGGACTGGTTTTAGCCCGAATGCTGCGTCTTTATTCGCCATTTTTTACTCCGTTAAAAGTTTTGTTTACTAATTAGGATTTGCCGAATTTAACACTAGACTCTCTTTTGGAATCATACTTAACATATCTTCTGTCTTTTTCACTATCTTTATAGATAGTGTTATCCAGGGCCTCAGATCTTTCTTGGGTTTTACCCTCATAGTAAGTTCTTCTTTCCTGGGCAGTTTCAATTGGTATTTTTGCCAATAAAAGTCCTTCGTTATAAACGACTCCAGTGTGTCGACCTGATTCAAGGGCTGGAAGTGAAAACTCAGCTGGTAATTCTTCTGCTCTTACGAGCTCCCAACCTTCTCTTAGCCTATAGCTAACATTGTTTCTATCTTCTTGGCCCAATATACTCTCCCTAATCCAGCGATATTCATATCCTGCTGGAGGTGGAGGAGTTTCAAGTTTTCTTACTGGTCTCCATGGTTTTCTTCGAGTGTTTTTATCGTGCATCTCGGCTTCACGACTTGCTCTTGATGTGTTTTTAGTTCCTTCTGACATTTTATGCTCCTTTTTGTTGTGCCTTTAATTTTTCTTTAGCAACTCTTTTAAGCCACTGATCCTCACTCATATTGTAAGGTTTAAGGCCTTTTAGCCTTTCAATCTCTGATTTACTAAAAGTCACACCGTTTTTTCTACCTTGTGTTTGCTGTCGACTTCCAACGGAAGTAGAGGCGACTCTTTGCACAGCGGGCCTGCCCTCATTTTTCTCGACTGGCTCCTCACCTTGTAGATGGGGATAAACCTTATAAACCCTTTGGTTTAATTCGTTGTAGTAATCGTCTGAATCGGGCTCAAAGCCTTCATTAACCAAATTAAAATGCGTAAAGTAAGCAAACTGAGTTGCTTGTGCATTTTGTGGATCAGACGAATCTCCGTACCACTTGTTATTTTCATACCAACCTAAAGCCTCTTGTGTAGGCTCAACCACCTCTTGTTGTGGTTGTTGATATTGCACAGGTTGTTCTTGTGGTTGTTGAACTCGCTGCACATTTTGTTGTTCTTGTCGCTGTTTTGCTAAACGAATTTTTTCTTTCTGAATAGCAATATCACTTTTTAAAGTATCAGCTTTGGAAAGAAGTTCTGCATCATTAGCTTCTACTGCTTTCCTGTAAAGCTGATCAGCCTCTCTTTCTTTGCTTGCTAGTGATTCTTCTTCTTTTGCAAACAAATTTGTATTGAGCTCAACTGTTTGAGTTTTAAGAGCTTGATTTTCTTGCTCTTTCTTTAACAGCTGTGCTTCAAGATACGCTGCTCTTTCAGCTTCTTGCTTTATTCTATCATTTAATTTGTTTACACGCTTCGAGACAGACTTAGTATAATTTTCAAGCTCATCCTCTGATGAGGTAGCTTGCTTTTCTTCAGTCTGATCTTCTATTTGAACATCAATATCGTCATCGACATTAACTTCTTGATTTTGTGTTGCTTCCATATTATCCATAATTATAAACTCACTATATCATCGGGATCTAGTATTGTAGCGATAACATCGTCATCATTTATGATTCTGACTTCTTCGCCCCCATCTAATTTAAACCTTGCTCCAGCATAACGTCCAATCAAAACCCATTGTTTTTCTTGACACCAAGCACTGCCGTACTTGTCTTTATTATCATAACAAAGAGGTCCTTGTTTAACCACATAAGCTACAACCGTTGCTAACGCTTCTTTATCAACAGTTTCTTTGGTTAAAACAATTCCGCCTTCGGTTACACCTTTGCCTTTATATGGTAATACCAACATTCGCCAACCAGTAGGTTGCGGCATTCTTTCCAAAATTGATTTATCTAATAATGTAGGATCTAAAATTTTATTGCTTGCATCAACGTATGCATCTTCAATTTTAGCTACTTCTTCTTTTTTGACTTCTTCTTTTTTCACTGACTTACTCATTTATTTTCCCCAAAATAATCTTTTAATTCACTTTCGACATAGTATAAAGCAGTCAACTCGCCTTGCAAGTATTTATACTGATCCATGTCTTTAATGCCACCCGACATTAAAGTGTCTTTAATTTGATCTCTCCTTTGATCGATGCTTTTTTTAATAGCATCGGCTAAATCTATTTCCATTAATAAGTTATTTTAAAATCGGTTCCTCTTGTAGCTGCCCCCTGGCCTCTAGCTTTTACAACTTTTGGTTTCTTTGGTTTAGGGTAAGGCTTTACTGTACCCGCAACTGCACCGCCAGTCATCATTTTTTTTGCTGATTTTAAAGAAATAGCCACAGCTTGTTTTTGTGGTCTACCTTCTGATTTTAACTTTCTAATATTTTTAGAAATAGTTTTTTTTGATTTACCTTTGTGTAATGGCATGTTATCTCCTGAGTTTAGATTCTAATTCTAACAGTTTTAAATCCGCTTGTTGCTGTAATCTTTGCATTGCAACGTCTAATTTATCATCCGCTATATCTTTTTGTGTGTTTAATCGTTGTTTTTGGATTTCAGTTTCAAGAAGTTTTTCTTGATTTC